GGATGTGCTCATTGCCAAGAACGAGGAAGTGATCGAAGCGGACATTGCTGGTCTAGGTGCCAGTGCCGAGCGAATCCCTCGCGTCATGCTGTGCACATGCCAGAATCGTCGTTGCATTGCCTATCGATTCACCGATCCAAAGGTCAAGCCATCTTGGAGAGGTAAGCGATACCGCAAGATGGTGCAGCCTCCAGACCGGATGGACTTGGTCGAGCAGTACATCGATCAGCGTCGCAGTCGAAAGCCCGATGATCCAGACGCACGCGAAGCCTATCGGTTTTGGCGTGACAACCGACAGATCATCGAGGCGGGATGCGTCGTCAGCAATCCTAACAGCTACTCTCGCAAACTGCACTCCGATGGCGAGCCATTGGAGCTGTCAGCCATCCACGCCTATTACAACCGCGTCGCTGACGTTGGTCCTAAGTCGGTTGCGACCGAGATCGACAACGATCCTCCCGAGGAATCTGGTCCGGTCGGAGCTGGGCTAACCGCAGCGATCGTGCAATCCCGGATGAGCGGACTCGCTAGGCGTCAGCTACCAATCAACGCAACGGCACTCACCGCAGCGATCGACCTTGGCAAGTACCGATGCCATTGGGTCGTTACGGCCTGGTGGCACGGTGCCGGCGGTGTTGTCGTCGATTACGGTGTTGCTGAAGTGTACGGAACGTCCAAAGGAATGGACGCGGAAGCGTCCGAGCCAGCGATCTACAACGCTTTGCTGAACTGGCGGGATGAGCTGCTTCAAAAGAAGTTTGTCGACGGGTCAGGAATTGAGCGAAAGGTGGATTTCTGCATGGTTGACTCAGGGTCGTTCACCAATGCTGCTTATCAGTTCTGCCGTGAGGTTGGCGGCGTTTTTCATCCGTCGAAGGGGTATCAACCCTACACACCAAAGAAGGCAAACACGGCCACAATCATTGCCGGTGCCAATATGCACGCCAGCCGTCTCACATCTGCTGGAGTATGGCTCTATGAACTGGACACAGCCTATTGGAAGCAGTTCGTCCACGAGCGATTCCTGACGCCGACATTTGACGAGCAAAACATGCTGCGTCGAGGATCTCTGTCGTTGTTCACGCTCGACGGATCGCAGCGGCACGCGTCCTACAGCCAGCACATAACCGCCGAGGAGTTCGTCAGCGAGTTCAAGGAAGGCAAGGGAACGAAGCAGTATTGGGCCGTTCGCAACGACAACAACCACTGGCTTGATGCGACCTACATGGCAGCGGCAGCCGGTGAAGCGTGCGGAGTCAAGCTCATCGCTCCATCGGAGATCGAGATTCAGGCAAAGCAGCAAGCCGAGAAGCAGAAGCAATCGAAGCCGGTCGAGTCCAGGCATCAGCACGGAACTCGATTCAAGCAACGTCAGGGTGGGTGGATACCAAAGAGGAGAGGGTGATGGCAAGGAAGAAACAGCGACCACAGGAGTCACAAGAAACGCAAACGATCGAGGCACCCGTCGCCGAGGTTCCGATTGAGCCTCGTCGATTCATGCCACGCGATTGCACGTTGTGCGTAACGCGTCGAAAGCCAGGCGAGAGCTACGTGCGAGTGTACAGCAAGCACGGATCGATTCGTTATTGTCGGTGCGGCATGTGCGGCAACACCTGGGCACAGGAAGGATAAAGTTTTTCTACGTTTGCAACCTGCATAGCAATTGCAAATAGACGCACCAGGCATGCCATGTGATCCTTGATGCATGGCATCCGCTGCAAGCCTACTCACACAGATTGACGCTGCGATCGAAGCACTTCTCACCGGAGGTGCGTCGTCTTATTCCATTGGATCGCGGAGCGTTACCAAACTCGACCTTGCGAGCCTCTTCGAAGAGCGTCGCATGTTGCAGAACCAGGTCGTGCGAGAGAGCGGATCAGGCGGCTTTTCCCTTGGCAAGCTGTCGAGGCATCGCCGATGATCGCAGGACTGATCGATTCCATTGTTTCTGCCATCGATCCGCTTGCTGGCGTCCGTCGGTTGCAGGCTCGAAAGCTGATGCGTTCCTACCAAGGTGCCGAGCCATCCCGAGTCAGCAGCAACCGCATCCCAAAGAACAACCCAGCCGACCAGGAACTGCTTGGTCCATTCGGAGCCGACCGACTTCGAGCGTGGGGCCGCGACCTTGTTCGCAACAACGCCTACGCTTGGGGCGTCGTCGATACGATCGTTTCCTCTGTGGTTGGTTGTGGGATCAAGGCACAATCGACCTTTGAGACACCACAGGGCGACGACGTCGAATCTATCAACGACGAGCGAGACAAGATCTGGGCCGAGTGGTCCGAAGTCTGCGAGATCAACGGCCAGTACACGCTCGACGAAATGCAATCGCTGGCACAGCGTGAAATCGTCGAAGCTGGCGAAGTGCTGATTCGCATTGTCCGACTTCCATCGAGCGAATACCGAGGCATCTATCGACCCGTCCCATTGGCACTTGAGCTAATCGAGGCGGATCGACTCGCTGGCGACAAAGACAACTACGCAGCACACCTCGACAACACGACCGGGAACCGCATCGTCCGAGGCGTCGAACTCGACGATCTTGGCCGACCAGTTGCTTATTGGATCTACAAGGATCACCCGCTCCAACCGTGGGCATTCACTCGCACACCTGAGCGAATCCCCGCCAATGAGATCCTGCACCTTTATCGCCACGATCGCATCGGTCAGACGCGAGGCGTCTCCTGGTTCGCACCGGCACTGAGCTGGATTCGCGACCTCGGCACCTACGTGGACAACGAGCTACAAGCCTCCGCGGTTGCATCCTGCTTCACTGTCGCCATCAAGACTGAAACACCCATCGGATCGCTCTCCGATCCCGACGGTGGAGATTCTGTTGACGCGGCAGGCAACAAGCTCGACTACCTCGAACCAGGCCAGATCGTCCGACTGTCGCCAGGCGAATCGGTTGAGGGCATCAACCCAGGCCGACCGACTGCCGGAGCAGAACCGTGGATCGCTTTAATACTCCGAGGCATCGCGGTTGGAACCGGCCTGTCCTACGAGACGGTCGCTCGCGACTACAGCGGAACCTCCTACAGTTCGTCCAGAACCAGCCAGCTTGAGGATCGTCGTCGATTCCGATGCTGGCAGCAGTATTTGATTCGGCACTTCCTCCAACCCACCTGGGACGCGTTTTGCGACGCTGCAGCACTTAGCTCCCTGCCGGCGTTCCCCTCCTCCGCCGATCTGCTTAGTGATCGTCGCAGAGCCGTTCCGGTGGAGTGGCAGACACCCGAGTGGGAATGGGTCGATCCCCAGTCCGAGCAATCCGCCGCAAAGGACGCCATCGAAAACTTTATGTCCACCTACCAGACCGAACTCGGTCAGCGTGGCAAGTCATGGCGATCGGTGTTCTACCAACAATCCAAAGAGCGACGCCTCATGGAGCAGCTCGGCCTCAAGACGCTTCAGCAGCAGCAGGTCGACGTATCCGCGGCTCAATCCTCGATGGCGGCTCCCAGCGAGCCAACACCGATTGGAAGCGGCGAGATGATGGGCCTGTCGACTCTCCAGTTCAACCGCAACCGCAAAGCGATCGCCAAAACGCTGGACGATCTCGCTAACGGAGTCATCGGCGAAGCAACTGCCAAGGTATTCCTGTCGTCGATCGGCATGAACGACACCAACGCACAAGCACTCATCGATGACGCAAAGGATGGATCTGTCGACACTCTGCCAGCCGAGGTGCCTCAATGACACTTGCCGAGATCAACGCGATTCGTCGCAAGAAGTTTGCACAAGCCATCGCAAAGAACGATCCTTCGCCAGTAATCCAGCGACAGTTCGGAGTCATCAAGGACGGCAAGGCAGTAATCGCCACCGAGACTCCCGTCATGGTTTACGACGAAGCCAGGCGTCAATGGGTCGCTCAGGTACTGCTCATGAATGGAGTCCGATTCCGTCAGGATCGCAATCAACTCCCCATCGTCGACAGTCACAACGATCAAACCGTTCGGAACGTCTTTGGCTCAATCCGATCCATCAAGATCGAAGGAGATGCACTCGTTGGACTCCCCGAGTTCGCCAGCGACGACGAGAGCCAAAAGATCGCGACCAGATACAACGAGGGACACCTCAACGACTTTAGCATCGATGCACAAATCCTCGCACGTCAGTACGTGCCAGAGGGTCAACGATACACGACTCCGAGTGGGAACGTGATAGATGGACCGGCGGAGATTGTCACCGCTTGGGAGCCACACAACGCTTCGATCTGTGCAACGGGTGCAGATCCAAATTCTACTGTTCGTCGGTCTAGCGACCGGGAAGGGATTACGAGAATGGACGAGGCACTTATGGCCGCAGTTCAAAAACTCGGCGTGCCGGAAGGTATGACCGATCCAGTTCAAATCATCACGTTTCTTGCTGGTGCAGCCGGCTCGGAAGCGATCGAGGCACCAGAGATGCCAGAGATCGAATCGATGATGGGTGAAGAAAAACCAATGGAGGGCGAGGCTGTTCGAGCGGATGCACCAATGCCTGCCGACGCACCATCTCAAGAAGAAGCGGTCAAGGCCGAGGTTGCACGCCAACTCGCTGCCGAAAAGCTCCGCCGCCAAACCATCATCAATGACGTGAAGCTCGCGAGACAAGATCGGGCACTCGCAGACAAGCTCATCGATGACAACGTTTCCGTTGCAGATGCCCGACAGGAGATTATTCGACGAATGGCTCAACAACCATTGGGAAGCGGAGCCATCGAAGGCTCCAGCATTGCAGTCACCGTGTCCGAGCAAGACAAGTTCATGGAAGTCGCATCCGCTGGCCTCGTGCAGCGATGTTTCCAGGGCCAAGTCAAGCGACAGGCACCTCAAGTCCAAGGAGCGGAACAATTCCGTAATTTGGGCGTTTACCGTTTGGCCGAACTTTGCGTTCGCCGAATGGGCATTAATCCTGAGCGATACACTCGCCAAGACGTCGCACGGATGGCGATGGGTCACGAACCCACCTTCAACCGTCTCAACGTTCGACGTTCGGTTGAAGCGTACCACACCAGTGGATCGTTTGCCAATCTGTTGCTCGACGCAGCAACAAAGACGCTGCGAGCCGCCTACGAAGAGGCACCGTACACCTGGTCGCTTTGGGCTCGCCAAGCTCAATCGGTCGAGGACTTTAAGAACATCAACCGCATCCAGCTTGGCGAATCGCCAAACTTGGAAATGGTTCCCGAAGGGGCACCGTACCCAGAGGGATCGATCAGCGATTCCAAGCGATCGTACAAGGTTGAGAAGTTCGGCAAGAAGTTTTCCGTCACCTGGGAAACCGTCATCAACGACGATCTCGACGCACTGTCGCGAATCCCAGCCATGCACGGAAACGCAGCTCGCCGAACTCAAGAGAAGGTCGTCTACGACGCACTCCTCGCCAACCCAACGATGGCCGACGGCTTTGCGTTGTTCTCTGCATCGCACACCAGCGGAACCAACATCACTGGCGTGTCTGTTGCAGCTCCTGGCGTAACGACTCTCAACGAGGCGTTCAAGTTCATGGGCCTTCAAAAGGGTCTGTCGAGCGACGTTTATTTGAACCTGCAACCTCGCACGTTGCTCGTTCCGCTTGCTTACTCTGGCACCGCGTTGGAACTGGTCAACAGCCAGTCCTACGCACAGAGCAACGGCAACGAAGGCGTCGTCAACATCTACGGCGTGAACGGCGTTCGTCCGTTGCAAGTCGTCTCGACCCCGCTGCTCGACGCGAACAGTGCAACCAACTGGTACGCGATCGCCGACAACTCGCAGATCGACACCGTGGAAATCA